CACTTAGCCACCCTGCCCGACTTGGGCATACGTGCTGCCGTTGGGGATGTACGGGAAGCCGCCGAAGTTTCCGACGTTGGACACCGTTCCGGATCCGTTCCAGCGCGCTTTGCAGTCGGACAGGCGCTTGCGGCAGCCGCGGACCATGCTGTAGGTATCGCCCGGCGCCGGCAAGTAGTAGAACGGCTCGAAGGTTGTGATGGTGCCGTCGGCGGCGTACTGCTTGATTTCCAGCGGCTTCAATCCGGCGTTGTCGCCGCTGGTGAATTCGATCGTGCCGGCGCCGAAGATGTCGGCGGCTTCGGAGCGGCCGGAGTCGCGGAATACTGAGGCGCTGGCTACATGGGTGAGCGTGCCGGTTACCGTGTTGGCAGCGAGCGACATGCCGCAGCCGGCGTACTCGGTGCCGCAAAACGTCTTCGGGCACTGGGCGCCGTAGGTCTTGCCGACCGACTGATTCAGCGCGTCGATCAGCGAGACGCCGCCGATTCTATAGCGGTCGTCGAGCAGATCGGCCTTGCCGAAGATTCCCGCGGTGATCGGTTCCTCGTCCTCGGTCGGCGCATTCCAGGTGGTGGCGAAGACGTAGCAGCGGGCGCCATCGAAAAGTCCGCTGCCGACGGCCGCGCGGGTGACGCCCGAGGCGCCGGCGATGCCTTCGAGGTCGATCGCGGCCGGCGAGAATCCGGAGGTGCTGCTGTTGCCGGTGAATTCGTAGCCCGATGTCGACAGGTAGGTATGGCCAGACATGACCAGGTCGCGCGGGTGATCGGTGAGGTAGATCGGCGAACCTGTGACCGGGACGATGCGCATGCACTTCGTGTGATATCGGGGATCGGCGACGGCGGCTTTCATGGCGAGACCAGTTCCTCAAGCTCGACGGACTCGATCATTCGGACGTAGGGCGCCGACTGGTCGATTGTGATCGGGCCAGCGAAGACGACGGGGATGTCGAACTCGCAGCCGCCGGTAATCACATCGCCCGGATAGGACGGCGCCGGGGAAATCGTGACGCGGCCGGTGGTGGTGTCGACGGTGACGCCCGAGCTGATCAGGGTGCCATTTTTGGCGAGGACGACGGTTCCGCTCACCGGCTTGTAGATCGTCCGCGAGGGGTAGCCGAGGCCGCCGGCGGCGGCGTCCAGGCCGTATTGCTTGCGGAGCTGATAGACGCCGGAGGAGATATAGACCAAGCTCTGGTCATCCTTCGTCGGCGCCGAGCGGCCGTCAGCGCGCGTGGTGAAGTCGTCAAAGGCCTTGGCGCGGAATCCGTAGTAGGTGCCGTAGCAGCGGTGGTACAGGTTGACGATGTCCGCCCACATATTGGCGAGGTTCTCGCGGAACGTCAGGCGGAACCGGCGCTGCGGGTAGGGGTGCGTCAGCTTGGGATAGCGGGCGCCGCCGGCGGTGCGGGTGACGACGACGTTGTACTCGTCGGAGTACGACGACCCATAGCTGATGTCGCCGGCAATGCGCTGCTCGATAAAGGGGTGGCTCATCGGAACCTTCCTGCGCCAGAGAGCGCGGACAGCACGCCACGGCCAAGCTCGCCGCCTGAGCGGCGAACGTCAGCGGCGCCGGCGCCACCGTTGAGGTACTGGTTGACAATGACGGTGTGGCCGCTGCTGCCTTTTTTGTTTTCTTCAGCGGTCAAGACTCGCTCGCCTTGGTGAAGCTGCGCGATCATGTCGCGCGGGACGTAGGGCGTGCCGACGGCGAAGCTCGGCAGTTCTGCGGAGATGAATTTCAGCCCTTCGCCGATCAAGCCGCCGATGCCGTTGCCGGCGCCGATGTCGCCGAACAGGCGCTTGCCCAGGTCGGCCGCAACGGCGTTGGCGATCATCCGGCGGATGGCGGTTCCGAAGCCCTGCAGCATGCCTTCGACGCCATCCTTGAAAGGGTCGAACAAGAAATCTGCGAAGGCGTCTTGTGTGTTCTTGGCGGCCTGGATGGCGAACTGGTCGAGATCGGAGAGCGTTTGCTTGACGCTGTCCGACTGCGCGGCAATGCGGGATGTGGTGGCCTCGGCGTATTGCTCTTCGGTGATCCTGGCGGACTCCAGCGCGGTTGTCAGGAAGATCATGTCGTCGCGCAGCTTTTCGAGCTGGGCGTTTGGCGTGGCGTCGAGCAGATCGTTCAGGCGCTTGAGCTCGTCGGCGGCGGCTTTCGTGGCTCCGGTCAGGTCGTCGCGGACGGCTTTGACGATGGCGGGATCGAGACCGGCGGCGGCGATCTGGTCGAGCTTGGCGAGCTCGTCGGTGAGTTGCTGCGCCTTGACGATGTCGGTGCTGTCGATCGCCCGGGCGACGCGCTCGGCAAGGATGGCATCGTAGTCGGTGACGGTTCCGGGCTGGCGGGCGCGCGCGGCGGCACCGCCTCCCCGGCCGGCCTTCTCGGCTTTCGGGGCGCGCGAGGTGTAGGCGAGGCGCTTCTTGGCAGGTTCGCCGCCGGCGAGAATCTTGTCGATCTTGTCGCGCACTGACGGGGCGTTGCCAAAGCGCTGGGCCATGTCCTCGTTGGCCGCCTCGTTGAAGCGCCGGCGCGAGGCGAGCAGTTCGCCGATCTTGGATTGTCCTTCGTCGGTGAATCCGGCGCCAACGGCAACAGCGGCCACCTGCGCAAAGGTGGCGATGTCGTTGGCGACGACGGCGAGCGAGCTGCCGACCTGCAGAATGCCGATCTTGGTCGCGTTGAGGAAATCCAGCAGGCTGGCGAGCGCCGGAATCATCGCGATCACGATCGTCTTCGCCCAGGCGGCGCCCTCGGCGTTGGTGCGGTTCCACGCCTTTTCGAGCGCTTCAGCGGCGGCGGCCTGTTCGCGCGTGAGCTTGCCTTGCAGCTTTTCTTCATCGGCCAGATCGTTGAGCAGCGGCAGCAACTGCGCGCCGGACTTTCCGAACAGGTCAAGCGCCAGGGCGGTCTTTCCGGCGCCGTCGGCGTACTCGCCGAGCGCGTCGGCGACTTCCTTCAGCGACTGCGCGGGATCCTGCTCGCGGAGCTTTTCCGCTTCCAGGCCGATGGCGGCCAGGGCGTGGCCGGCGCCTTTCGATTCTTCGTCTGCCCCGGCGAGCGCCTTGGATAGCCGGATCAGCCCGGTTTCGACGGTGCCGATGTCGATGCCGCTGATCTTGGCGACGCGCGCCAGGCCGGAAAGGTTTTCGACAGACGCGCCGGTCTTTTCGGCCAGGTCGTCCATCGCGGCGGCGGCGCTGATCGTGTCGCCGATGAGCGCCTTGAAGGCGCCCAGGCCGGCAAAAGCGGCGAGGCTGGCGGCGACGCCGCCGAATCCGGGAATGCTGGAGATAGCGCCGGACAGGGTCTGTATGCCCTTGGTCGCCGAGTCGATGCCGGCCTTGGTGTTGTCGACCGCCGTGATGACGATCTTGGCGCTGTTGTCAGCCATTGATCTGCTCCAGTACCGCGCTTTCCATGATGCGGACGTCGTCGAACACCTGCCGGCGGGAAGCCTTCGGGACGCCGGCGAAGCGCATCACCACGGGCAGGGAGACGTAGCGCATGCCGGTGTAGCGGCCCGTCATGCCGTTGCGCTCCCATTGCGTCTGCATGGCCAGGAAGACGTCGAGAGACTGGGCGTTGTCGGGCCAGACTTCGAGGGCTTCCGGCGCCGGGACGGCGTCCACCGGGATCCCGAAAGCGGCCAGTGCTTCCGGGTCCGTTGGGCTGCCGACATCGCCAGTTGCTAGACGGCTGGCGACCTGCCGGAGTTTTTTACCCTCGCCTCCGTCAGGGACCGCAGGTAGCCGACCGCGAGGAAGTGGCCGCGCGGCTGGTAGGCTTCGATGAACCAGCGGAAGTCGGCCGGCGAGAACGGCAATGGCGTGCCGTCGTCCCGTAAAACGTCTTCGCCCCAGTCGATAACCACTTCGAGCAGCGAATCGGCGAGCGGCCGCTCATCGATGCTCTGGCGCCATCCGGCAAGCTCCTGCTGGGTCTTGTGGCGAAAGGTGAAGTCCACTTGGCACTCGGAGCCATCGATTTCGACAAAGCTGACGGTGCCTGTAAACCGCGGCGCTGGGTTGATCTTGATCGGCATCAGTGGATCACAATCTTCAGTTCGTCATTGCCCGACGACGGCACGGCCCGGAAGTCGTAACCGATCATCAGCTTGCCGTTGACGTCGACTTTCTTGGGATTGATGATCTGGACGGCCGGCATGAAGATCATTGCCTTGTAGCCTACCGTGGTGCCGTGCATCAGGCCCATTGCCTGCGTGGTGTTGGCCTTCACGGTGCCCATGAAGGTGACTTCCTGCGCGGCCGTGAGGTCGAGCGCAAGAGAGCCGGTGACCGAGCGCTGGCTGATGTCAACCGTCTCACCGCCGAGCAGCGGGGTGTAGTTGACGGCGTTGCCGATGTCGAGCTCGAGGCCTTGCGACGGGTAGCCGGTGCCGCCGGTGAGCGTCGGCGTCGCGGCGGTATAGGTGCAGCCCAGCGTGACGTCGCCGGTGTTGGCGTCGGTGATCACTGCGGGCGTCTTGAAGCCCGTCAGGGTGAGCGCCGACGGCGTCGCGGCGGTGACTCCGCCATCGATGCCCTGGAAGCTGAAGCTCAGGACCGGCCGGCCGGAGACGCCCATCTTGACGGTGAAGTTGCCTCGGCAGCCCTTGGCGATGTGCTTGACGCCATCCGCAAAGTAGTAGATGACGACCGAGTCGGCGACCGGCGTGACCGGGTTGTATTCGGTGCGCACGCCGCCCGTTGCCGTTTCGGCGAAGCCGCAGGCACGCAGCAGCGGGCCGTAGGCGGGGGCCGTGCCGGCCGTTCCGGATCCGGCAAGCTCCACATCGAAGGCGAGGCCGACGTAGGCCGTGCCGACGAGTTGCTCGCTGTTGCCGAGGTAGG